TTTACTCGTATTATCAGATTTAGCTTTGGCTGCGTTAGCCTCAAGCAAATCCGCCATACGACTTATTTGTTTAGTGTTCTCGTTCAAGGAATCGCTCATACTATTAACTCTCTACCTTATGTAGGGAGGTTACGTTTCTTACGTTATACGTCCTTACACAGCAGTCTGGGTCTTGACCACCCATATCTTTGATGTCTGAGTAGGAAACGGAACCTACGGGGAGACTGCCAAAAGCTTTTATTATTTCAGCAGCTTTTTTAGGGTTTAAAGTATTTAAATTTACTCCTGTGAAATAAGTTTTACCGTTCTTGGCTTTCCACCTCCCAGAAATCATTATAATAAATGGAGTTGGGTCAGTAGCCTCTCGAGCTCTGTACCTAAATTTAAACAAACACCCTTGAGGTGCTATTTTTTTGGCTGTATCTTGAAAAGGAATTTTTCTGGTCGTACCCAAAAATTTAGTTTTTTTATTTTCTACCATTTTTTCTGTCAGAAATGCTATCGCTTCGACTATATTATATATATTAAATAAATTATGTCCGATGAATTAGTCCTGTCAGAGTTTCTAGAACAAATAGATTACTGTTTGTCTTTGAAGTTTAAAGAAAAATGGAGATACAGGTTTAGTACTCACTTTATAGAAGTCTTTCAAGAAAAAGTACTAAACGCAGTAAAGACTGAAAGACCTTTAAAGTTATCTTCCTTAGTTTCTACGTATACAAAAAAATTTAAATATTCTCCTTCAGAAGTTAGAGAATTCTTTTTACTTATCTGTATAGAAGATTATTACCCTCTTGTTTACGAGGATAAAAAGTTTATCGCTCAGAAAAGAGATTTATTTACGAGCTGATTTCTTATTAGCTACTGCTTCGTTATACTCAGCTAAGTGAGTAGTAGGGTTTTGTTTAGGACACATATCTCTATATCCACACCAGTCACAAAACTGGTTTACTTGCGGAAAGAAGTCATCCTTTTTTTTCTTCCTAATCTCCCAAATTTTCTGTGTCAGCTTTTTCATGTACATTAATACATGTGCTTCAGAAAACTTTAAATGTACGAGCTTGTCCAAATGAGGATAATAATGACCTAATGTAATTGAATTAATTGGGGTTTTGTAAAGTACAGATATCGCATAAGCGTAGAGTAACATTTGAGGGTCTTTTATCAAGTCACGTTTTGTAGACGGACGTTTACTTGTTTTATAGTCAATCACTAAGTACCCTCCGTCCGTACCTTTAACCACACGGTCAATAATTCCGTTTACTGCATACCCTTGCTTCAGCTCTACCGCAAACATCTGTTCTGTTGAGACTTGTTCGCAACTAGAAAGAGAGTTGTTGAAATTTAAAAAGTTTTTTATACATTTTTCTATTTTTTTCTCTCTCTCACTGTCAAAGGTGTAATTCTCCCTAAGTGACTCTGCTATTTCGTGTAACTCCTTTTCTGTAGTAGCGTTAACGCCATCTTCAAAAATCTTATGGATGTACGAGCCGAATTGTAGCGCGTCGGTGTTAGTAGATTTTTCTGGTAAATAATCAATATATTTAAATTTATACTTCAATTTACACTCGTCGTAGACTTTAATCTTACTGGGTGATACCTTATTAATAAACATGAATGTTCCTCCAGCTATTATTAAAGACTATTTGTCCGAGAAATTTGCAGAAAATACGCAATCCGGACGAGAATTCCGCATAAACTCAATTTTTACGGACGATAATAAACAAAAATTATACATTAACTTAGATACGGGGTTATGGACAGATTTCAAATCGAATGAGAAGGGCAACTTCTATCAGCTGATATCTCATATTGAGAATGTCCCTTATACTGTAGCACGGTCATTTATTAATAAGATTGCTTTTGATAAGGGTGTCAATCTCTTTGAAGTATCTACCCTCAATGTAGAAAATCAAGCGATATCTGTATCACGTACTATAGACGGTGATATGAAAGATTGGGTGGAGGTAAATCCCAAGACTGATATATCGTCTACTAACTCTTTAAAAAGACTAGCTTCAAACTTTGCTATTTCCCGAAAACTAGCTTCGTTTAAATTTTATGTCGGTAAAAAAGGTCGATACTTTCAAAGAATCATTATTCCGTATATCGACAACGGCAAATGTTTTTATTTTCAAGCGAGAACTCTTGTAAACAGAGAGCCTAAGTACTTAAACCCAAGCAAAGGTTTATATGGGATAAAAACATCAGAGATATTATATCCTTACGACAAAAGCAAAGAGTATGTTATGGTGACCGAAGGTCCTTTGGACGCGATGACTTTGAGAGCTGCTGGCTTTAACGCTACCTGTACTCAAGGCTGTAAGATGTCTACAATCCAAGCTAGAGAGCTTAAATCACAAAAGGTCATACTTGCCTACGACAATGACGAAAGTGGCTCAGAGGGCTTCCATGAGGCTCGTAAGAGGATTCTAGCGCAACGTAACAAAAACATCTACTCCTGTCGTCCACCTGCGGAGTACAAAGACTGGAATGATTTTTGGGTAGCTACTAACCGTAAAGATTTTGAGTCTTATGTATACTCAAATATATTTAAAGCAAGTTGGGAGTTGGATGCTAACGAACTATTAGCTTAAATTTAGGACTGTAGAATGTTTCTGTTAAAATATCGTACTTAACAGTTATTTCATACACTCCTCTCGAACCTCCTAGAATATCATCGCTGTGTTTAGGAGTAATAGACTCGGTGTCCCACAAATAACTCATCATGTTATGTGAGTCGAGCTGTATGGTTCCTGAAGTGTCCGCGAAATCTTTAATAACTACTCGGCTTGTTAGCTCAGGACTCTCATTTAATTTTACAATTCTCATTTGAGGGTTTCTTAACAAAGAGCCTGTTGCCAGCAAGTTACGCAAACTATCTTTTATCGGCTCATTATCTACTACAAGCTCGGTCTTAACCCTAATCTTTTCTTTACTTCCAAGCTCGACATAACGTTGAATCAGTTTATTGGACGGGGTAACAAGTAAAGGTTCTGTAACTGCTACTACTGAAGCAGAGTTAAGTTTAAATGAGTTTACATATATTTGAGCTTTGGAGCCTGTAACATCTACCAACGTCCATATATCTAAATAATCCCCTGTAGCGGATGCACTGTTCGAAGACACCGGTGACCATCCATTATTAGGAGCAGAGTCTGGCCAATAATCAGCTTCAGGTTGAAGTATGACTGTAAACTTACCGGTATCGGTATGGTATATTGAACTAGCTGAATTACCTCCAACATATGAAGATGCCTGAGCACATGCACTAACGTTTGCATCAAAACCGGTCTTTTGCCCTGCACCGTTTCTTTTATAATTTCTAAAAATATAATTAGTTGCAGTGGAGCTTACTAAACCGTAATTAGCGTCACCTGCCGTCAAATTTATATACGGATTAGGAGACCCAAACTCTGTATTTGGAAAAATGTGGACAGAGCACACCTGAAACGGGTCCTGATAACTACCATCTTTAATCCATATAAAATCTAATTTACATGGACTTATTGGGGATGGACGATTCGCCCGGTTAATTACTGTAATACCGTTGAATTTTGTCATGTCTTAGTTATTTAGAGGACCTAGCACCTTCAATGGCTTCTTTCTCCCGATTGTTTTCTTCAACTAGTAAATTAATGAACTCGGTACGCTCTTCTCCATTCATTAAATACATGTCATGGAGGCTAAATCCACCATGTTTTATTAGGGAGTATACTTCTTTGGCTAGGTTATCCCCTCGAACAACTAGCTCACGGAGAAAAAAGATTCGTTAAACGGTACTGGGCTTTCGTTAATCTCACCACAAGACGCACAATCAAAAGACACTAAAGTAGTAAAGCCGTATTGGCTTTCTCCCACTGCTTCTCTAAAAAATGCAAGGTCCCTTACCGTAGTTTTTTCGAAAAATTGACGTAAAATCTTTTTATCTGAATGTTCTCCTACAGATAATGCGAACCTCCACAAATTTTCGGTAAGACTAACCGCGTCATTTATATATTGTTCGTCTTTTGCCCTAGGCTTTACAAATTTAACAACTTGTTCGGTGTCTGGCAACGTAATTTCTAACGGTTCTTGGAAATCATCAGGCGCATATGTAACTGGTATCTCACTAATTAAAAGATTTAGACTGTTTTCCGCTTCACAAGCTCTACATTCTGCATTAATAACATATTTATCTCCGTAAGAAATCTCTCTCAACTTGAAAAGTAGGTAATTTTTATCTTCCAACGTCATCGAGTCATAATCTAAACCTTGTACACAATCCTCAAATAATGTTTTTACGATATCATTGGCTTGTCCTACTCTTTTGATACTTCTTAATTTCTTTTCTTCGCGATAAGTAAACGCTTTAATACGTACCATTCCATCATGGTCACGGTAAGATTTACCTCGAGAAGGAAGTTCTAACGAAATCCATTCTGTAGTACCATTTACATTTTTTAACAAATCGGCTACAGCATCGGCTACGGTTCCATCAAAGGCGTCTTTCACCACCGTCTCTTCTTTTTTAGGAGGGGTGTTAAATTTCAAATCCTCGGCTGGTATTTCTACAGGCTCATTTGATGAGGTTACAGGAGCGTCAGGAACGCTAATCCCTTGGCTGGGGTCAGCCCCAACTTCATTCATGTGCTCTCTAGCCATTTCAATTAAAGATTTTTCTTTTTTAGATTCAGTCATAATTTTATATTAATACTATAATAGTATTATGATTACAATTATTATTAATAATAATTCATCTATTTTAAAAACAGATAACAAAAAGTTGTTAAATACTTTAGCAAAAAAATATAGTGCTAAAGTTCCGGGGTATAATTACTCCGCTGCCTATAGAAAAGGCGGTTGGAACGGTGAAAAGCGCTTTTTTTCTGCTAAAACAGGTAAATTTGGTGCAGGTCTAACCTCTCATATCGTGGAAGACCTCACTTATTTAGGGTTGGACTACAAAATCGATGATTTACGTGACTGTCCGCACTCTGAAGATATCTCTCTTCCCGGAATAACGTACCGTGAGTATCAAGAATCAATGATACGTAAAGCCTTGGAAGAGAAAGGTTGTATTATCAAGGCTCCTACAGGCGCAGGAAAGACACTTATCTTAGGAGGGATTCTCAAAGCTCTTGAAGATAAAAGAGGGTTGGTGTTTTTTACCAAAAAACAACTTCTCAAACAGACGTACGATGAGCTGCGTGAGTGGGGTATGGACGTCGGACTCGCATTCGGTGATGGAGTCATCATCAAACCTATAACCCTCTGTACTGTCCAATCCATCGACAAAGTAATTGATACGCATTTAAAAACCTCTGAGTTCATTATCTTTGATGAAGTACACGAGTTTGCCAAGGGTAAAGTAGCTACCAAAGTAATAAAATCATTCCCCAAAGCAGCGTATAGAATAGGAATGACCGCTACAGTGCCTAAAGACCCTATGAGTCGACTAAATTTGATATCGGGTCTGGGGAGAGTACTGGAGGAGGTAGACGCTAAAGGTCTAATCGACGAAGGATTCTTAACAGAACCTCTTATACAAATAATTCCAATCAAAGATACAGGTACTGTAGAAGATACGGAACTTTCTTATCGTGAAGTTTATGAAAAATTTATAACAGAAAACGATTTACGTAACGATATGATTGTTGAATTAGCAAAAAAAATACAACAAAAACAATCTAGAACGCTTATAATAGTAAAAGACCTAAAACATGCTGAAATTTTACACGAAAGAATCCCTAACTCCTTTAAACTTGAAGGAAAGGATGACCTGGCTACTAGAAAGAAGACAATTAACGCTTTCAAAGACGACAAAATCTCAGTTTTGATAGGTACGACCATCATGCAAACAGGAATCGACATTCCTGAAATCACTCACCTGATTAACGCAAGGGGTTTAAAATCGGAAATCGCGACTTTACAAGCATTAGGGCGAGCTTTACGTATACATAAATCGAAGAATCAAGTATTTATTTACGATTTCTTTGATAGAGCTCCGTATTTGGAGAAACACGCCAAAGAAAGAATAAAATCTTACGAATCTCTAGGACTTAAAATTAATCATGAAAAATAAAAAAACCGAAGAAAAAAAATTAAACGACTTGACGCCTGAAATGAAAGAGCGTATTATGATGATGGAATCTCAGTTAGCAGACCTACGCAATAATAAACAAGTTACGGAGCAAACGATAAAGGAGCTCGATAACTTAGTATCTGAGCTCCTTATTATGCGGTCGTTATTTGTATCCAATATTATCAACTGGACTAAACAAGGTTACCTTACTGAGTAGCTTCTGGCTCGTTTTCTGGAGTCTCCGCTGCGTTAGTTTCCTCGTCTTCTTCAGCTACATCACCTTCTAAATCGTCATCCTCTTCTGGGGGCAGTGAAAGGTCGATATCGTCAGAAATGTTACTAATCTTATCGTAGATAGAGTTGAACTCTTCTACTTCTGTTCTGTCTCTTTCAGCTTGAGCTTCAGTCTCACCATCTTCGGCAACTTCTTGCTCTGCTGTAGCTACACCTTCCTTACGTAATTTTTTAAGGTCGGATGCTTCTATCTCTCCGTCTTTGTCGACGTCAAGCTTCTTTTGTTTTGGAGTTAATTTTTTACCTTCGTTCTTCTTTTTCTTGGCAGTAGGCTCACCTTCATCTCCTGGTAGGTCGTTGGTGTTATAATCAACATCACCCTTTTCATCAGCTTTCATTTTGCTGTCATCATCTTCTTTACGGTCAGCAGACTTAATGTCTCCTTTGTTACCGCCAAAATTAGATTTACCAGTTTTAGTTTCAAAATCTTTATGACCTTTTTTGGTTTTAGACTTAGAACCTTTTTTAAATTCTTTTCCTTCACCTGGGTCATTAGATAGTTTATCGTCATCGCCGTAATACTGAGCTTCATCTAATTCATTCTTTAGATAATCAGCTAATTTTTTCATTTCAAAATTTTCATTAATGTCAACTACTGTAAAATCAGCTTCTTGCATTAAATCTGAAAGTAGGTTAGCGACGTCGAGAACTTGTACACCTCCTTTACGTGACATACAAAAAGAAAATTCTTTTAATACGTCAGCCAGAATACCTTCTCCAGCAGCTTCGCTTAACATAGAGAAAATCTCAGATTGAACTTCAGCCAATCCTTTGAAAGAAGGAATAAAGCGAAGGCTTTGAACATTTACACCGTACTTCTCATTAAGAGCTGTAATAACTTTAGTTTTGAGCGGTTTTTTGAACTCGTAAAGTTTAGCTACAAACTCGCGTATATCTTTTTGAGATATAGTGCCTGGGTTTGTTATTTGGAATACGTGTTCCATTACTGTAGACAAGTCAATTTTATTAGAAAGAGCGATGTAAGGAACATCTGCTACCGCTTCTTGTAAAGCTCTCTTGATAGTGGAATCGTTAGAGTAGATGTGAGAAGCTAATTTGGATATTTGACCGTTACGCGCCCACATACGTGAGAACGATTCTTTAGCTTCCATCAATTCTTTGCGAACTAACTCTTTTTCACAAACCATTTCGTATAGAGTTTTATGTGTGTTGCTAGGAACGACAATAAACTCATTTTTTAAATCTTCGATTACAAGTTTTGGTAAGTCGTAAGTATCTCCAACAACTTTAGATAAACGTAATCCTTCGATAAGCTTGCTATTTTCTTTAAGAGCTTCAACGTTCTCTGATAAGAATTTTTGAAGCATAGGAACGCTCTCTTCAAATTTTCTAAATGACTTAGTTTCCTTAATGTTATAAACTTCACCAAAGCGAGCTACTTTTTTCTGCAATCTTTTGCGAGACTCCTCTATGTTTGCTCTGCTTTTGAAACTTTCTAGTATTGTATCAAACGAAGCTTCTGCACGGTCATAACGGTCTTCTACGATACTCTCTACAAATCTATGAACATCGTTCTGGACCTGGTTGTCAACCGCTTCATCAGACATAACCTTATCTAAGTTATTAACTTCGAAGTTTTCTAAAGTTAGTTTACCTTTTGTTTCTTGGTAATTACAAGATACTAGGTGGTTAGACTCTGTTACAAAAGTAACTTCATTGTTGGAGTCATCTATATCGTAAATAACTAAATTCTCTCGCAGACGACGTCCTAGATAATCACCTGCTTCGTTTAAACGAGCGAAATTTTTGTTACGATTATTGAAAAGATTTTTTAAATTCATTGTACTAAATTGGTTCTGTTTTTATATAGAGCCTTAAAAGGCACTCTTTGTGATAATTATCGTGGAGTCTCTTTAGGGACGCCTCCTAATCCTCCGGGTCCACCACCTTGAGCGGGTCCTGGTGAAGGTTCTGGAGAAGGCGCTGGTGCTCCTGCTCCGGGTGCTGGTCCTGCTGCTGGGGGTCCTCCTGGAGCTCCACCCATGGTTGCTTGTTGGGACGCGGCTTGTTCTTGAGCTTCGGTTTCTCTCTGCTCGGTTACTTCAAGTATCTCACGGTCGTTAAAATTGTAAAAGTTTTTATAAATATATTCTTTAGAAAACATATCCAATCCTTTCACTGCTTGTACAACACGTGTTTGTTGCTCCGCTAATTCTAACTTACGTTTCTCTGCTATATCCGATGGAGGAGCTAATCTAATACGTAAATTTTTAACTAACTGAGCAGGAAACTTTCTAAGCTCTAAATGGCGCTTGATTAAAGTGTTCAAACCCACTTCGGCATCTCTCTGAACACGCATAACAGCTTTAGCAAACTTAGCATCAAGCTGAGAAAGGTTAGCTTTACGTTCAGGAGCCTTATCACCTTCGATAACGAAATCTTTAGGCACTTTCATCGCAGCCAATACTTTGTCTCGGAAATATCTTACGTCGTCAATCTCACCTAAGTTCTGTGCGCCTGGTAAAGTATCAATTTTTGTTCCTTGACCATTTTTAATAGGTACGAAGAAGTCCTCTTCTCCAGACAGCGGGTTGTACTGTTCATCAGCATTACCTGTTTCTGTATTAAAGAATTTTTCTTTTTTGAACTTAGCTTTGATACGCTCCATAAACATTTCTACTTTTGTTTGAGGAAGGTTACCCGTCTCAATGTAGAATATACGTCTTTCAGGAGCACGATGAAGACGATATATTAACATAGCATCTTCCATCATACGTAGAGATTTCCAAGCTCTCACACCTGGAGCCAATATAGACTTACCGTAAGGATAATAGTTTGAGTCTGAGTTATGTAATCTAAACTGTACTAGCTGATTGCGGTCAAGCTCAATAATACTTTTCTTTTTAATATGGCTCATGCCCTGGTTGTAGGCTTGAGATGTGGACTCAGGAACCTCTTGAACGAATCCCTTGAGGTATCCAAATCTATCTTCTCTACGAAAAAGAAATACCGGATTCAAAACTTTTAGTCTTTGAATACCTGCGTCTGGATTATTTAAATCCACGATGTTTTCTACGAAACAATCTCCGTATTTACACATGTTACGAATAATGTCCCACATAAACATATCCAGATTAGTTTCTTTTACAAAAGACCTCACAGCATCTGCTATTTCTGGAGTTTCGGTATCAACCGTTAACATTTCACCATCAATGTATTTTTGAGTGGCGTCATCTGCGTAAATGTCTAAGGACGCTCCAATTTCTGGATACTCATCCATACTTTCATAATCTTGGTAACGTCTACGTCTTTCGTATTCAATCTGAGGTAATTTAATACCGCCTTTGGATACTCCGATTCCTACAGAAGTATCAGGCTCACCATCAGCATTTTTTACTACATCCCCTTTGTATGGGTTTTGAGCATTAGCGGCTGGACGTCCTCGTTTCTTCTTTGTACTAAAGAATGATTTGAAGAACGCAGCAAAGGCTCCTGATAGCGGGGCTTGCTGACTATATCCCGTGCTTCCAGGGAACGCAGTGTAACCAGCGTTCTCATCGAGCTGCTCGTTTTGTTCATTATTTTCGTTTTTGTCGTTTAAATCCATTTTCGATAATCATCAAACTCCTTATTGTATGTACCCCTGGAAAACCCAGCAGTTGTAATTTCTTTATGAGAAGGTTTTACTAAGTCACCTTTTACTATTGGTATTGGGCTTTTACTGACGATATCTTCCATTATTGTGGTACCTATCGCCAAACTCATAACCAGGTCGTCGGCAAAACCATCTTCTGCTTTAATTTTTCCTGTTTTACTTATTATAAAAGTAGTTAGCTCCTTAAATGTTCTCTCCGAATTGATTTTTATTTTTGAAGTTTTAAGTTTTTCTTGCAAAGTATTTAAAATAATATCTCTGTTTTTATTATTTACTAAATACCCCATTTGACCTCTTTCATCGGTCCACATGTTTTCATACTCATGAACTTCAAACAACTGTTCGATAAGAGCTAATCCCAAACCATTACGTTCAGGGCAGATGTAAGCGGTGTTGTATCTCATTCCCTCCGCAGCCATAATCTTAGCGAATTCGTTAAGACCTACCCGGTTACTGTAAAACTCAGCTACCTGAGTTCCGTTGTAGAGATTTATTATGTGGAACGCCGAATAATCCCTATCTCTACCAAAAGAGGTGTCTGCTGCTATTAAATACGTATGGTACGGCTCAGGTTCTTCAAAAACACGCATCATGTTATAATGTTTTTTAGTAAAGCTGTCTATAGTGCTCACCTTCACCTTTTCTAATGTACCGCCGTCGATAAAGGTTTCGCCAGTTCCTAAGAACTCTCCTTCATACTCCTGCAACCAGGCTCGCTCTCCTACGTTATTTCTTGTTTGTTCCGCCCACTTTTCCGTATACTCAGGGTGCTCTCTCCAATGAATATCTATCACATTAAAATCGTTTTTACCGAGCTCGGCATCTCTGTACAATTCGTAATAAAGATTAGCCATACCATTTACCGTAGACAGAATACATGCGGAACCACCTGTAGAAATCGTAGGAAATATAGCCATCCAAAATTCTCTCATATTGTCAATAAATGCAGCCTCGTCGACGATAAGCAGTGATACCGATTCTCCACGCCCTGCTCCAGCAGGCTGAGATTTAATTTTACTCCCGGTTGATAATTTAAGAACGTGCTTGTTTCTCTCCACCTCCGGAGCCTTTAACCATTGGGGAAGGTCATCATACATATTCACGGCTCTATCTAAAAAATCCCTAGATTCCCGGTCACCAATAGAGACTACCATCACATTTTTGTTATTATTAAATGTAATATACCACAACGCATACGCAGCACTAATCGTAGTAGCTCCAGCCTGTCTAAATTTACGCATCAGATTAAACCTATTGTTTTCAAACTCTTCAATAATACGTTCTTGGAATCTATACAAATCGAAGTTCACGCGCCCGCGCACGGGGTGAATAATTTTAATGTAGTGACGCATAAAATATACAGGGTCTTCCTTACATTTTAAAAATTCTTTTTTTATTTCGTCAGTACTCATGGTAATTACACTATTATATAGACATGCGAAAACTAGCCTTTATACCTACTCGGGAAGAGAAAGAACGTCCAATCAAGACTTTTTTAGAAAAAGCGGGCTGGACAGTTAAATATCTGGTCAACGAAAGTTCTATATTTGATGCTTATACAAAAGCATTTAAAGATAATAATATTATAGCTAAAGATAAAATACTTTTGTGCCATGATGATATACAAATTTTAAATACTCCCGAAATTTTTAATGAAGTTGTTGATAATAATTTGACCAAAGATACTGGATTCTTAGGTATTGCAGGTCCAAAAGAATTAAACAAAACTTGTTGTTGGTGGCACGGACTAGGCAAAGAGTACCCACACCCAGAGAGCTTTTTGCGAGGTTGCGTTTGGCATGGTGATAATCTAAATGATTGTTTTCCCACGTATTATGGAGGCTATGGGGAAGTAGAAGTTTTAGATGGTTTAATCATGATTACCACGGGTGCCACCATCAACAACATTAAAACACAGAAGCCTAAAGAATTTGTTTCCGATTGGGATTATTACGATATGTATTACACCATTCAAGCAAATAGAAAAGGAAGAAAAAACTACGTAGTTCCTTTAATGGTTCTACATTCTTCTCAAGGAGAAGGGGCTATGAGCGAAGAATGGAACAAAAGCCGACTAGCGTTTCATAAAATGTACGGAGACGACCTTGCGGAAATTACTCTTCCAGCCCAAAGCCAACTTCCACAATCGGAGTAGGGTCTCCTTCAAATTCCAAACATAAATCTATAAAAGATTCGTTATCTTCAAACTGATTGTGAGCTAACATAACCCAATCAGAGTTGTTTATAACCTTTCGTGTTCCTTCAACCCATTCTCGTCTCCAATTAAGAGGGCTAGTTTCTTTAGTACTTAAAACGATAATTTTATCTGCTACTGCACTAGCCGCGTCTAATATACGTTTCTCATCTTTGTTTAACAATCCAAAGAACTTTCGACTTGGATACACTAAAACAAATTTGTAGTCATTTATCATC